CTTCAGGAAAGGACATTCAAAGATCCGGGGTCTTCTGTTAGGCTAGGAGATAACACGTTAAGCGATGTCGTCTCTAATATACTTGCTTGTTTGCGTAACATCGAGTTGCCAGATTTTTCTATGAAGTCATGGGTTTTCGAACACAGGCTTCCAAAACAACAGAAGACAGATATCCCAGTCTATCTAGACTATCAGAAGTGGTTGAATGGAGACCCCCTCGCCGAGAGGGACGGATTTGCTCTCTATACACTTCACAACGAAAAGCCAAAACAAGTGAATACGCGTATGAAGAAACACGAAAAATTCTTGGAACCTGATTATAAACCTCGTTTGTATGATGTTTTTGATCCGATACACGCATTGATTGCAGGCCCTGTCTATTTGACGCTCGCTAGCGTTTTTGTAGAGCATGTGCCAGGTTATTGCGACGGAGTCAGTTTGCCAGAGTTAAAAGATAAGATTAACTCTATGATTGATGAGCTTGATATCAGGACAGGAATAACCGATCTCGGTTTTCTGTCTTGCGACGGCAGCAAGTTCGATTCCACACAGTACATAGAGCTAATGGAGAATATACGCACGCCGATTATTTCACTTTTGTTCGATCAGATAATTACGCATTATACTGATCTTCCTTTACATCCTGATCAGCTGTTCAAGCTTTTGACGAACTATGTCACTCAACACAATTTGATGGGCGATTTTGGCAACGGCAATGTCAAACTCGCACAATGGTTAACACACGGTACCACAAATAGTGGAGAGACTAACACTACTTGCATGAACACTATACACTCGATAGTGTACATGCTTACCATCTGCTATAGCGCAAACGTCAATGTCCTAGGATATCCCGCTTGGAGGGATCAAAGTAGACCTTGGATTGCCGTGCTAGCGAAAGGTGACGACCAAGTATATATTGGCAACATCTATCATTTGGAGCTCTTGAAGGAGCATATGGGTGTGGTATACACTATTGGATCTCCCTTAAAATATAGAGATGGTAAGGAGGTTGTTTTGCAACACCATGAGACTCATCTAGGACAATTAGCCAAGATTGTCGAGGACCATTGGGCCTTTATTTCTACTTACGCCGAAGTAGAGAATAATCGGATCCTCGCCCTAATTAGGGACCTAGAGCGTGCAGCAAAGTTCGCACGAACTGTCACAAAGCACGTATCTCCGCACGAGCTGAAGTTGTACAGTCTCGAAGAAATCATAGGCACTCGTTTCTTGATCGAAGGTAATTTGATTGCAGGTGTATCAGCTGAGCCGCACTTTGAAGAGTTAGGAACCTACTTGAAAACAGTAGGCAACTCTCTGATAAGATATGGCTCGGATAATCGGTCCGACCCGAATACACATTTGACTCGTATGTTAGAGCGGTTCTATGACACAGACGACTTTTACAAGAAATTGTTGAGAGGAGTTGGTTGTCAACCTGCTTTTTCAGAGGAGTATCTG